CTATGTTGAACCTCAAAAATGGATAGATGCTTTTGATTCTATAGGTTATGAAGTAACTGGAGCAGATAAAACTGTGAATGGAATTTATCAACCTATAGAAGAATGCGAATTCTTAAAATCAACACCTGTTCGTTATGAGAATCATTGGATTCCTAAGTATAATAGTGATCGATTAACTGCTATTTTGTATTTTAGAAAAACTGATGATGGTACAATGGAACAAAAACTTAATTCTGTCCTTCAGATGTCTTATGGCTCTGATCTCTATAAACACCTTAGAGAAATTATTCCATATACTAGTTTTAGAAAAAATTTGATTTTTGATGACTTTCGTATTAGAAAGTTAGTTTTTGGCTATGAATCTGTGGGTGCGCGTAACAATATTACCACAGAAAATAAAATTATTATTAATAATAATAAAAAATATCAAACAATGGCTACAAATCAAATTGAAACTGAAATATTACCTGAAGAGACTTTTAATAATTTAATGTCTAATAAACAAGAAAAAGAAATAAACGCTGGACCTGCTGAAAATTTTTTGGCTAAAATGATACATCCACCAAGATCTCAAAAATTTGATGGTTTACCAACAAACGACACAAGATCTCAAGTAACTGTTGAGTATGTCCAACAAGAACTTAGTATTCAACCAGCTTTTATTAACGGTGCTGGTTCATTTATTCCTGTTGCAAATGCTACTAGAATGGCTTTTTTAAAACTTAACGGTTTAAGAGTTAATCATGTGGCTTTTGTTGTTGATGATAGAATAAATGTTGGAGACGGTAAATGGTATCAAGATGTTAGAAATACATCTATAAATAGATTGTATAATTTTGAAAGAAATTGGTCTAGTGATGTTCAATTGTCACGTAAAACCTATTCCTCACACACATCAACTTTAAATGCAACAGCATTTAATAACACTGGAATGGTTTCTGTAAATCAATTCAATCCTAGCATCTTATTTCAAGGCGTTTTATCAGAATTTGCAACTGAACAACTACAAGATTTTATAGGTTTTGCAAAAGACATGTTAAAATCTGGTCATTATAAACAAATTTCTGAAACAACTGAAATTGATAGTGATTTTGAGGAGCTTACAATTCAAAAGAGATCTAATAGTAAACCTCGAAAATCAGTTATTAAAAATGACAAATATGATGAACAAGTTGCAAAATGGCTTCAATTTCCGAAATTTGTTCGTGATGAAATTATGGACAAATTAGAAGTAAATAATTTAGATGTCGATCCTAATTCTAATATTCAAATTATTAATTTTGGTCAAATTGGTGGAGCTGCAGATATTGTTCCAGATGCTTCCCAGATCTTAACTCAATCAACTAGATCTTTTGGAAATCCAGCAAAGGAAGGAACATTTACAGTATATAGATTAAACACTGTAACACCTGCTTGGAAATCATCTAATCAACGAGCAACACCAACATCAGGTTTATATAGTTGTTATCTTAATATTAGAAAACCTGATGGATCAGTATTTGCATTAGCTTTGTATGATCAAACTAGCAATGCAACGACATCTACACTTTTAGACACAGCATGGACTAGTGACATGACTGTCTCTTGGACATTGTATGAGGGTTTAACTTATAATAATCAAGCTGCACCTACTAATAATCAATCTTTATTAATTCATAAATGTTATGATGGTGCAGAATTACAACC